CACACATTAAAGATTTTACCCAATCTTCTCTATCGCCAGCATATAAGGGGTCTTTAATTTGGTCTAGTTCATCTAAACCTAAACTTACAGGATAAGCAGGTGAGTGTTCACTACAAAAACTAGGTATGCCATTCATAACGGCATGTACAGCACACATAGAATGAAAAGATACCATAGCATAACAATCTTTTAAATCTTCGCTTAATGGTTTATCTACTTTATCTCCCCAATCTACTTTACCTTTAAATTTTTCTCTAATCACAATAGGATATGTTCTATCATACTTTGCAATCTTCTTAACAATGTCTTGTGTCCATTCATGTCTGTCTATACCATACCAAACGGCTGTATGATAACTAGGTGGTATAATTAGAATGTGTTTACCATTATACTGCCATGGTTTTGGTGTTAATTCGTCTTTGCATTTTTGATTAAGTCTTTCCATAAGTTTATCGTATCTTCTATCGACCTTATAAGACTTTTCTAAATAATTTTTTTGAGTATTGTTTTTACAGATACGATACCATCTATCGCCTGTGTCTGATTGTTGGTAGTCTTTCATAAAGAAGTATGGTTGGTCAAAGTAATACCAATCTCTCTTATCTGCAATGCAAACTTCTTGGACCTGTTTAGTTCCTCTTACAAGGCCTTGAAACACGACAGCCGTATCTTCAGGTATTTCACCATTCCATGTTGGCCAGCTGAAATCTAAAAATCTATCAGCGCCTTTACCTGGCGATTTATTATTTTCTTTTGGATTAAAAACTTCATGTTTATGTTTATCACAAAATGCCCTTACAAATGGTAATGAAGCTTTTTTAGTATCAAATAGATAAATTTTCATAACCAACCTTTTTAACATAATAACTATCTACAATATCAGATAATGGATTACCTGTCTTATCTGTATCAAGTATTTGTTTCAAATTGTATTCTGGCAATTCTTTCACAAATGCCTCATACATCATATCTTTGTCTGCATTACCTTTTCCAGTAGCACCTTTTTTAACAACACTAGGTACAACTGTGTGATAACCATACTCTTCTTCAAGTAAACGATATTTAAGAATACCACAATTTTCAGCAATTTGAAATACACCTCGGCCTTTTGAACCAAAGGAGTATCCTTCAATGAAAATAATTGGTTGATTTTGTTTGTAATCTGATAATAGGTCCATAACAAAATCTGATATATAAGTAAATCTTTCAATAGGGTCTTTCCATTCTTTATGTTCATAACCAGTTATATTTTCACCTTGTTTACCAATCCATTTCTTTTTACCTGTTAAGTAATGAAATGAAAAAGTACCACTTTTTATGTCGTCAATATGGACAGCTGGACTGGTTAAACTATAATCAATTCCAATCTTCGTCTTCCAAATCGTCTTCGTGTCGCTCTTCAATTTCTTCGTCATTTGATACCTCATGTCCACAAAATGGGCAAGTAAGTGGTTCTAAATCTTGCTCGTTAATATCCCATATTACGGTATATTTAGTTTCGCAGGAGGTACATGCTTTTTTTGATTTTTCCATTTGCATTATAGTTTAAATTTTTTGAATTGGTCTTTAGTTACATCTTGCTTAATGCCACCTATAACATAGGATTCAATTTCTGTTTCCTGTGGTGCATTTTGCATACCCTTACTGTTTAACCAATGGTCGACCCATGGTAAAGGATTTGTTTTTTGTTCGTACTGTGGTGTTAGGCCGATTGACTTCATTCTTCGGTTCGCCATGTACTCTACAAATTGGTGTAATAGTTTTTCTGATAGTCCAATCATACTTCCTTGCGAAAATAGATATGTTGCCCATCTTTTTTCCTCTTCTACTGATTCTTCGTACATCTTGTACACTTCTTTTTCACATTCTTTTCTGATTTTGATAAAGTCTTTATCATCATTTCTATCATGCCAGTTATTAATAATTGTTTGTGACATTGCAAGGTGTTGACTTTCATCTCTTGCAATCATAGAAATAATCTTAGCAGAACCTTCAAGTAATTTTAATTCACCAAATGCAAACGAACAAGCAAATGATACATAGAACCTTAGTCCTTCTAAGATGTTCACACTCACCATTGCAAGGTACATTTTCTTTTTAAGTTCTTGTAAATCAACTTTACTCTTATCAAGGTGCCATCTGTAACCCATTTCAATTAGGTCGTCATAAGTTTTTGTAACACTCTCAGCTCTTTTTTCAATCTTCTCATCTGTAAGAATAGTATCAAACACTTCACTAGGTTGTGAATAAAGATTTTTAATAATGTGTGTGTAACTTCTACTGTGAATTGTTTCCATGAAATCCCATGTAACAATACAACCTTCTAATTCAGGATTAGATACAAATGGTAAAAATGCTAAACATGGACCTCTACCTTGTACACTATCTAACATAGTTTGGTATTTTAGATTAGAAGTGAATATGAATTTTTGTTGGTCAGACAATTCAGCATAATCGTTTCTATCTTTTTGTAATGAAATCTCTTCAGGTCTCCAAAAATAACCTAACTGTTGTTGATTCAATTTATCAAAAATAGGATATTTCATATCACTATATTGTTGAACCTGTAGGTCTTCTCCAAAAAACATTGGTTGTTTCATTTGGTCTAATTTTTTATCTTTGTTAAATACACTTCTTGCCATTATTCTTTTCTTTCCTCTATATCATAAAAAAACTTATCGCTATCACCAGCTGTCCATTTTTGTTCACATTCTACACTATACTCTTTAGTGGACACATTGAAGTCTGGAAACTTCAACTCACTAGGAGTATAACTCTTATCATAAAATATCACTCTGTTGTTCGGTTGAGCTGCAAAGTAACCATTCTCTAATTTCAATATATTAAATGACTTATGTTGTGATGGTACTTCACTATAAGTCACATTTCTTTCTAAATTTGTTGAGTTAGCATTGTCTATTGTAAACATATACCAACCTTTATACCATTGTTTGCTTGGTGACAAATATTTACATTGATTGCCGATAAGCATTTGTTTTTCAATAATCGCAATATCATAACTAAAACAATCCCATAACTGCAATTCTGGTAATAATACTTCTCCTTTATAATCTTTTTTCCATACAAAAGCACTAATAGGTAACTTATCATACAAAGCACCGTACTCTGGTATATAAGTTTCAAAATATAACGCTCTGCCTTGTATCGACTTTGCTGTTACCCATACACCTTCAACTAACTCTCCGTGACCTTTTTGTCCATCATATAGATACTCTTTCTTAACATACACATCAACATGAGGTGTGTTAACACACAAATATGCCATATATTTCTTTCTATATTGTACAGCTATCGCAATCTTCTTCAATTGCTAAAGTTGTAGGTTTGGTTACTTCTACATTATCTTTCCAACCAACTGGATGTGCTGGTTCGTCAATATCACTTTTTGAATCATAAGTATTTTGATAATAAGAAGTCTTCCAACCTAGTTTATATGTAGTCAATAAGTCTTGTGCCATAACAGACACAGGTACCTGGTTGTCTTCATAATTTTCTGGATTGTAAGACCAATTACCACTAATTGCTTGGTCAAAATACTTTTGCATTACTGCAACGATATTTATATATCCTTCATTTCCTTTCATGTCCCATAATAGAGTATAAAAGTTCTTTAATCTAGGATAATCTGGTACAACTTGTTTTAGTGTACCTTTCTTAGACTTTTTAATACTTAAATAATCTCTAGGTGGTTCAATGCCGTTTGTAGCATTAGAAACCACACTAGAAGATTCAGAAGGCATTTGAGCTGATAAGGTGCTATGTCTTAAACCATGCTCTTTGATATCTTTACGGAGTTGTTCCCATTTCATAGTCAGTTTTCTGCTAGAGATTTCGTCAACTTCCTTTTTGTAAGTATCAATAGGTAGGATGCCATCTGAATATTTGGTACGGTGGAAATACTCACAAGGTCCTTTTTCTTGTGAAACTTCATTACTAGCTTTCAATAGGTAATATTGAAATGCCTCTGTTAATTTGTCAACTTCTTTCCACGCTTCTTTATCATCATATTTTAATTTGTTTTTTGCTAGATAGTGTGCAAGACCAATATAACCAATACCAAGACTTCTTCTTGCCTTTGTAGATACTTCGGCAGCCTTAACAGGATATTGTTGATGGTCGATAATTTCTTCTAATGCTCTTACAGCAAGGTCACATAATACTTCTAATTCATCAAGAGAAGATAATTTACCAACATTGATTGCACTTAAAATACATAATGCAATTTCTCCCTTACCATCAATGTGTT